GTTTTCGAAAAATTAATTAGAAAAGTTGTAAGAGAAGAAATAGATTATGCTCTTCGACGTGAAATTAAAACACTTAAGGAAGACTTACGTGACGAATTAAAACCTACAATTGTAGAACAGCAAGTACAACGTACACCAGTACCACAAAATGTACAAACTTCTTTAAAAGAGAAAATTATGGGTAAATCTATAGCCCAAAGTTTTACATCTAATGGAGCATTAAATGACTTACTTAACGAAACTGCTCAAGGAAATACAAATCTTGAATCAACATTAACACCAGAAGCTCCAATGCCCCCTGAAGTTTCAAATGTAGTAAATAGAGATTATCGTGAATTAATGAGAGCAATAGATAAAAAGAAAAATAGTAGACCCTAATGGCTAGAGAAATTAACAATACACCAGGAAACAGAACTCAAATAGACCCCCGAGATTTAACACCCTCATTAGGGGTGGGTTTAGGGTACCCGTTTAAAAATGGTTTTAAAGTTAATTATACTACTAAAGATCAAATTCACGATAATTTATTAAATACATTACTAACTGAACCTGGTGAAAAATTATTTAATCCTTTTTATGGTGTTGGGTTAAATAGTTTATTATTTGAACAAAAAGTAGACGCTAATTTTATAAAAGAAAAAATAGAAAATGCTATACTCTCAGATTCACTATTAAATTCAATAAAAATTGAAAATGTAGAAGTTTTTTTCGATAAAAATGATAATAAGGTTAATGTAAAAGTTGAATATATTTCTAAATTAGACCAACAACGTGAAGCAATAGAAATTAATTATAAAAACATAGAACCTTAATAATGGCTTATTCTAATTCAAATAATACCCCTGAAAGAGATATTAAATACCTTAATAAGGACTTTAATACTTTAAAAGATCAATTAAAGGAATTATCTCAGACATATTACCCTAATTCTTATAATGATTTTTCTGAAGGATCGTTAGGAATGATGTTTATAGAAATGGCTGCCTATGTAGGAGATGTATTATCATATTACACAGATACTCAATTACAAGAAACTTTTTTATCCCTAGCTCAAGAAAAAAGAAACTTATATAATCTAGCTTACTCTCTAGGTTATAAGCCAAAAGTTACAAAAGCATCTAGTACCATGTTAGAAGTTTTTCAACTAATCCCTGCTAAATCAAATTCACCTTATTCCCCCGATTATGATTATGCATTAACTATAGGAGAAAACTCAGTATTTAATTCTAATAATGGGGTAAGTTTTATATCTGAAGAAATGATAGATTTTAATATCTCGGGTTCAGGTAGCCCCACAGATATTAGTGTATATCAAATAAATGGTAGTGGAAATCCCCAATATTATTTATTAAAAAAATCTTCAAAAGTAATATCAGCTGAAAGAAAAACTACTACTTTCAATATAGGAGCGTCACAAAAATTCTTAAAACTAAATTTAAATGATTCTAATATTATAGGGATAGAAAAAATAGAAGACAGTGAAGGAAATACTTATTCAGAAGTAGATTACTTAGCCCAAGATACAGTTTTTGAAGAACAAGTAAACACATATGCTAATGACCCAAATTTATATTCGGATTCCCAATCTACCCCCTATTTAATGAAAATAAAAACAGTTCCTAGAAGATTTATATCTAGATTTACTACTGAAAATAATTTAGAAATTCAATTTGGGGCGGGAACATTAAACATCAATGATGAAGAAATAATCCCGAGTCCCACTAACATAGGATTGGGAATTAATGATGGTAAAAGTGGTTTAGATAAAGCATATGATCCCTCAAATTTCCTATATACAGGAACTTACGGAAAAGCACCTTCTAATACCATCCTTACAGTAACATATTTAATAGGGGGAGGAATTAATAGTAATGTTAATTCAAATACTATTAATACACCTGTATTATTACCTATAACTACTAAACCGAATTTAAATGGAACTACTTTAAGCTTTATTAGATCTAGTGTAGGGTGCAATAACCCCCAATCATCTACAGGAGGGGGAGATGCAGAAAGTGTAGAGGAAATTCGATTAAATTCAATGGCTAATTTTTCTACTCAAAAACGAACGGTAACTAAAGATGATTATATATTACGAACCCTATCTATGCCCTCTAGATTTGGTCATATTTCCAAAGCCTATATAACTCAAGACGATCAAATAAGTCCTCTTATTTCTAGTGATAATACACGAATTGCAAATCCACTAGCATTAAATTTATATATTTTAGGATATGATAGTAATAAAAATCTATCTAAATTAACTAATGCTACTAAAACTAATTTATCTACATATTTAGAACAATATAGAATGATGAATGATGCTGTTAATATAAAAGACGCATTTGTAATTAATGTAGGAATTGATTTTAAAATTAGGGTATCTACAGGTTTTAATAATCAAGAAATATTACTTAAATGTATTTCAAATACCCAAAATATATTTAATATAGATAAATGGCAAATAAATCAACCTATATCAAAATCAGAAATCCAAAAATCTTTATTAGAAGTAATAGGAGTACAATCAGTACCCGAAATTACCTTTACAAATATATTTGGCGAAACAAGTGGTTATTCAAAATACAAATATGATTTAGATTCAGCAACTCAAAATGACATTATTTACCCCTCTTTAGATCCCTGTATTTTTGAGGTTAAATACCCTAACACAGATATTAAAGGACAAATTATAACATAAAATGGCATATTATTCAATATTTCCCCAAAAAGACACAACTATATATAGTAATCCTGATAGAGATACTCTAAATACAGGTAATGATGAAATATTAGAGTTAATAAAAGAAGAAGGGACTAATAATAATATTAACTACCCTTCTCGAATATTAATACAATTCAGTAATTCTGATATTCAGTCAGCTATAAATAAGAGTAATAATTTTCAAGCTAATTTACAATTATTTTCTACAGAACATAAAAATCTATCTTCTACTCAAGATATAGAAGTATACCCACTTTTTAGAACATGGAATGAAGGAACTGGAAGGTTTTCTAATAACCCTCCGTTATCTGATGGTAGTTCATGGAAATATAGAGATAATATAGAATCTAAAACCTCTTGGCTTACCTCGGGATTTGGAGTAGGTTCCACAGGTTCCATATCTTCATCCTTAGTTACTGAGGGAGGTGGGGAATGGTATACAGGTAGTAACTTTGAAGTTAATCAAAATCTTACATCTAACACTTCATTAGACATAAATGCAAATGTAACGCCTATAATCCAAAAATATAGCGCTAGTTTATACGCTTCTCAAACATACCCTAATGGTATACCTAATTATGGTTTTATATTAAAATATTCTGATAATATAGAGGCTAATATATCTAGTAGTAATGGAAATTTAAAATATTTCTCTGTAGACACACATACTATTTTTCCTCCTAAATTAACCTTTAAGTGGGATGATAGTATACATTCTTTACAATCATTAGCTAAAACTAATGGAGAATTAAATGTTTCTTTATATAGAAATAAAGAAGAATATAATATAAATGAAGAAACAGTATTTAGATTAAATGTAAGAGATAAATACCCCAACAGAACATTTACTACTTCTTCAAATTACTTAAATCCGGGATATTTTACAACATCATCTTATTATAGTATTAGGGATGCCCACACAGAAGAAATAATAATACCTTTTGATACTCAATTTACTAAATTAAGTGCAGACAATGAAGGAATGTATTTTAAGGTATATATGAATGGTCTCCAACCAGAAAGGTATTATCGTTTATTATTTAAACATATAAATAATGATGGAGTTGAAATATTTGATAACGATTATCATTTTAAAGTAGTAAGATAATGGCTGATGAAAAAATAAAATTAATTAATAATTTTCTATCTAATCAAGATAATATTGATAGGTCGTTTAATGAATTAATATCTAAAAAAAACAGAATTACTGTTAATGAATTTTTCGATTATTATAATAATTTATTTTACGATATCCCTCAAATAGGAGCCCTATCCCACACTGAATTAGTAAATAGAAGTATAGAATATATTGGCAATTACTCAGAT